ATGGGAGTGGTTTTCCCAAGTCATTAAATATCGAGAAGGCAATAAATAAGATGGATGGTATCAAATTTGAAGAGAAACCAGCAGAAGGTGTAGGTTTTATGAAACCAGATAGTAAAGATTGGCGTGTTACCAAACATCAATTAATTCAGAATGAGCAAAGTTCAGAACGTGCCTCTATTTGGCAAGGCTGGGGTACAGCCCTAAAGCCAGCCCATGAGCCTATCTGTATGGCACGTAAGCCATTATCAGAAAAGACCGTAGCTGAGAATGTACTAAAGTGGGGTACAGCTGGAATTAATATTGATAAGTGCAGGGTGGAAATGCAAGATGGTGATAAAAAGGTAGGCGGTTTTGGTAATGGCGAAATAGGTTTTGGTGGTGGTAATGCGAAAGGTGTTGAATGGCAAGAAAAAACTACTGGTCGCTTCCCAGCAAACTTAATCCATGATGGCAGTGATGAAGTGATGGGGGAGTTTGCGAAGTATGGGGTTAGTAAGAGTGGTAAGTCTGGCGTAAGAACATCTGATGGTTTTAATGACTCTATTTATGGTAAAGGTGTTGGAATTAAAGCAGGACAAGATAATGGCGAATTTGGCGACTCAGGCACACCAGCACGCTTCTTCTATTGTGCAAAAGCCAGTAAGAGTGAAAGGAATATGGGGTGTGAGGGTTTGGATAAGAAACAAACTACAGGTGGTGGAGGAGGAATAGGCAATTATTTAAATGATGTAAATTCTGCATCAGGAAAATATGGAAGTGAAAAAGCTCCTTCAAAAAACCATCATCCCACAGTAAAGCCCTTAGCATTAATGCGATATTTATGTAAATTAATAACACCTAAAAATGGACTGGTATTAGATCCTTACGCCGGAAGCGGTTCAACGCTTATAGCAGCCATGCAAGAGGGGTTTAATTTTATAGGAATAGATAATAATAAAGAATACTGTGAGATAACATGTGCACGACTTAATTACCATAGTAAAAAAATAAATCTCTCTAAAAAGCAACATTCCCTACGCCAAATTTCAATATAACTTCGCCAAATTTCAACATTGACTTCTTTTCGCCAAAAGTTAACACACTTCGTCAAATTTCAATAAATGCTTGACTTGGCAATCGCTACATGCTATAATAATCTCAAATTAAATACTAAACTTTAGTATTATAAAAATATATATTTAGATTTATATATTTATATGGTTTTATAATTATATATTTTTATAAATGCTTTGTGCTATATTAGTGAGGTTATATTGACTGAACTTAAAATATTATCCGATGAGAAAATAACAGAATCGGAAGAAAAGACCTTAAGGATTCTTGGGGATCTTATATCATCCCTCCAAAATAATTCCACCATAAACAACTTCGGATTACCTATATCCTACATAGATCCCCAAGTAATTGCTGAAACTGGAATGGCAAGTGAAGTAACAGCAGAGGAGATAGAAAATGCAACAGTACTATTGGATTATCTGGATGGGTTGCCAATAATAGATGGTCTTCCCTTTTGGGAAAGATTAGATGGAGAGATTATGTATTTCTATAGACTATTTAAATCATATAGAGATATGAAAGAGATCAGCGGAACAAGATCTATTTCTAGAATAGCTGAGCAAGCAAATATCAAGGTTTCAGTAATAAATTCACTGTCAAATATCTATCACTGGAAATCAAGGGCAAAGGCTTATGATATGTATAGGGATAAAGCTATAGAAGATACACGAAGAAATAATCTTGTAAAGATGGAAAATAAGCATTTTGAATTTGCTGAAGAAATGTTTGATTCAGTCAAAGATATAGTAAAAGAATTAGTAACTAAATTGAAAAGTAAAGTCTCTACAAAGAATGATTACCAATTTGAAATAAGAAGATGGATAGAATTTGCTATCAAGCTTGAGAGGTTATCATTAGGTCTCCCATCAAATAAGCCTTTAAGCACATCAGATGTAAATAGCGTTATTACCAATTACACACTAAATCAAAGCCAAGTACAGGATAATAGGCAGATAAATGTTGAAAAACCTACCACAGAAAGACTTGGAAAAATGCAAGAGGTTATTAACGTACTTAAAGATAGTGGTATTTTAGAAGAGGTCTTAAATAGTGGCAATGGAAATGGTAATGGAAAAGAGAAAACAAAAAAGATTATAGATGTTACGGAGGAAACTGATGCCTAATACAGAAGATAAACAGAAACAAAGATTGATTTTAGCTGATATGGATACAGATGCATTAATCAATCTTAATGTGGCTTTGACTCCAAAAATATCAAAGTATATACCAGAAGACCATAGCCCTCTTATCAATTCCAAGTTGACTGCTTTTTTGCTTTTGGATAATCTAGAAGTTTTCTATGGTGGGGCTGCTGGAGGAGCAAAAACAGAAGGTCTTCTTGATGCAGCATTACAGTATGTTGACACCCCAGGATATGCTGCCATATTATTTAGAAGAACCTTCCAAGAATTGAGTTTGGAAAATTCACTTATGAATAGGGCAACGAAATGGTTACATCCTTACAGAAAAATCAAAGAAGTCCATTGGTCTGAGAAAAATCATAGATATACATTTCCTTCTGGAGCCACACTTACTTTTGGTCATATGGAGCATGAAAATGATAAGTTCAATTATAAATCAGCAGAATTTCAGTTTATAGGATTTGATGAGCTAACAGGATTTACTGAAAGCCAATATAGATTCTTATTTAGCCGATTACGTAGACTCAAAAATAGAACAGATATTCCATTAAGAATGCGTTCTGGTAGTAATCCTGGTGGAGAAGGACACTTTTGGGTTAAGAAGAGATTTTTAGAAAATAGAAAGTATTATAATGCAATATTTATACCTGCTCTTATGGAAGACAATCCAGCTCTTGATAGAGATGAATATGAAACATCCCTTGCAAAGTTAGATCCAGTAGAATATGAGCAGATGAGATGGGGAAATTGGGAAGTAAGTGATAAAGGACCATATTTTGATAGAAAAGACTTTACGGAAATTTCTGAAAGTGAACTTCCGTCAGGATATATAAAGTGGGTAAGATATTGGGATAGAGCAGCAACTAAAGTCAAGCCAGGAACACCTGAAAGTAAAAAACCCAAATTTACTGCTGGTACTCTTATGGGAGAAAAAGATGGCAAATATTATATAAAAAATGTTAAGAGATTTAGAAAAGACCCTGCTGGAAATGAAGCTGAAATAAAAGCTACAGCATTTCTCGATGGTTTCAATATAGACATAGTAATGGAGCAGGAACCTGGTTCAGCAGCTATAGATTTAATAAATTATTATATCACTAAAGTTTTGAATAACTTTCATTTCAAAGGAAATAGGGTTACTGGAGATAAAGAATTGAGAGCAACACCATTTAGTACAGCTACAAAGCAAGGTAGAGTTTATATAGTCAAAGGAAATTGGAATGACGAATATTATGATGAATTGGAGCTCTTTCCAAATGGAAGATATAAAGATCAAGTTGATTCATCAAGTGGAGCATTTAATCATTTACGAACATCATTTAGCTATTCACATACCCCCATTGAAGTAGCGAAGGAAAGTCCTACATGGGTGAATGCTTAGTTAAGGAGTTATAAATGTCAGAGGATTTAGAAGGTATAGAAAAAAGAATAGAAACAAATAAAAGAATAGGTGCTAACTTTGGTATGATTGGTTCTTCTGGTCTTGAACGATATGGTGGAACGATATATGAAGAATTTTTATCTGCTTTAAGAATGCCTGATTGTCTTAAAATTTATAAAGAAATGGGTTGGAATGATGCAACGATAGGTGCAGTTCTATTTCTATTTGAAGAATTGGCAAGGAGAGCCGATTGGGGGATACAAAAGGGTGGAGATAAACCTATAGATATAGAAGCCGCTGACCTTGTTGAAGAATGTAGAAATGATATGGAGCAACCATTTTCAAATTACATTACTGAAGCTCTTTCAAAATTCACTTACGGTTGGTCAATACATGAAATAGTTTACAAAATAAGAAGAGGATATAGTAGAAATCCAAAATATAACAGCAAATATAATGATGGGAAAATAGGATGGAGGTCAATACCTGGAAGGTCACAGGACTCTTGGAATAATTGGATATTCAATGATAATACAGGAGAGCTTAAACAATTTGAACAATTAGTTCCTTCCACAGGTGAAATAATCAAAATACCAATGGAGAAATGCTTACATTTTAGAACAACAGCAAATAGAGGAAATCCAGAGGGAAGGTCACTATTGAGAATTGCTTACAGAGCATGGTTTTTCAAAAAATATATTGAAGAAATTGAAGCTATGGGAATAGAAAGAGAACTCGCAGGATTACCAAAACTTACAGTTGCGGAAGGTCTGGATATATGGGAACCCAATAATGCAAAAGCAGTAGCTTTAAGAGCTGAAGCAGAAAAAATAGTGGCTAATATTAGAAGAGATAAAAATGCTGGATTAGTATTACCATTTGGGTGGGAATTTGATTTAGTAACTACTGGTGGTAATAGACAGATAAATACCAATGAGGTTCTTAATAGATATGACCAGAGAATAGCTGGTTCAATGCTAGCTGACATCATTATGTTAGGTGCAGATAAGGTTGGCTCTTTTGCACTTGCTGATGTAAAAAAGAGCCTTATTGCAGCAGCACTTGAGGCACAAGTTCAAGAAATAGCAGATATATTTAATAAATATGCTATTCCAAGATTACTTGAGATAAATGGATTTAGAATTAAAGACCTTACAGATTTTCCAAAATTAGTTGTAGGAGAAATAGAAGCCCCAGATATAAACAATGTTGCTGACTTTTTACTTAAATTACAAAAACTTGGATTAAATGTATTCCCAAGTGAAAAACTTGAAAAGTACCTCAACTCCATAGCTGGTTTTCCGCAGGGTTCTATTGATTCAAAAAATAATGGTATGGGAACTCCAGACAATACTGACCAAAAAATAAAAGTAGTAATGGATGGAAACGGAAAAGGAACTAAGGAACAATATAATGATTTAGATTACAAATTAAAAGTGGATGAGAAGAAGCCACATAATATGTCACATAAAACAGATGATAAAACTAAATTTAATCAAATCTATGAAGAAGGAGGTAGAAAATAATGCCTCTTATGGCTTGTATGGAAAATAATCGTCCTGGATACAAGTACGGACAATCAGGACATTGTTATACATATTCACCAGGTAGTGAATCTGCTAGAAAAGAAGCAAAAAGAAAAGCTATACTTCAGGGTACAGCTATAGTACAAACTACTGGTGAAAAGCTGATTATAAAGACTAAACTTAAAAAAGAAGTTTATGATGATGATAATAATTTAGTATTTGGTTGGGGATATGTTGCAATAAAGAAAAATGGAAAACAAGTTGTAGATTGGAGTGAAGATAGAATTGAGCCAGAGCATATAAAGGATTTGGAGATGGCTGTCTATGGATTTAATGTTGGTGGAAGAAAGTCTGGCATTAGACATGGAACTCCAGCAAGAGGATATTTGATTGAGAGTATGATGTTTACAAAAGAGAAACTGGAAAAAATGAAAGTTCCAGAAGGAACCCTTCCAGAGGGTGTTTGGTTGGGTTTTTGGTTTCCAGATGATAAAGATTATAAATTTATAAAAAAGATGAAATCTCCAATGTTTTCTATGGAAGGGATAGGAATACGAGAGGAGGTGTAAAAGTTTGGGAAAAAGTTTAAGGGATATAGTTATAAATAGTTTTAGAGTTGTTGAGGCAGGAGATAATCCTGAAGCCCATATTGTACTTTTAAAAAATAAAGGAGGTCAAATTTTAGAAATTGAAGACCTTATGAAAGCAGTTTGGACTACTGCTTACATAAATGATTTGCCTGACAGTGCATTTTTCTACATTGAACCAGGAGGAAAAAAAGATTCAGATGGAAAAACTATTCCAAGAAGTTTAAGACATT